TAATCTAGCTACATTATACCATTTACCATTTAATCTAACTCTAACTCTACCAGTATTACTAAGAGAGGTTTTTCTAATTTTCCAAACTCCCCTTTTATTACTGTAAACTACACCCTCTTTAGTTATATGATAGTCTGAGATTCCTGGAATATTACTTTTCATATTGTAATTCATTTTTCATTTTAATTAACTCAGTATAGGTTTGATATCTAGTGTTATATACCAACTTCATTACAGCTGGCTTTTTTAAGTCATTTACATCTTTTCCTTCGGGTAAGAATACTACCTTGACTTTCTTATAATCAATAATCTTAAGTGCAAGGTCAAGGGCATATTTCTTAGCATCGGGGTCTAAAAGTATAATAAACCTTTCACATGAAGATTTTAACAATTCGTTGATTTGATACCTAGATATACTTTTACCCATTGTGGCAATTCCTCTATCTCCGATAGTAAGGGCATTAAGTGCACCTTCACAAATGTATACCGACCTATACATCTCCAACGCATCATAATTAAAGATGATAAATTCTTTTCCAACTCCTGTGATATCTTTGTTGGGGTTATTATACCGAGGACCAGCTCCGATGACATTTCTGGCATTGTAATACCTAAGTTGTCCATTATAATAGAAAGGTATGATGAGGTAACCAAAGTAGGGTTCCTTTGTTGAATAGCCAACACCATGTTTACATAACTCTTCGATGCTAAAACCACGGCTCTTGACATATCCTCTAATGCTTCTTGCAACTTGTGAGTTGCCAAGGTTAAGGATTCTGAATCCTTCTGGGAGATACAAAGGCTTAGCTTCTGATAATTCAACCTTTTCCTCATGGAATTCAAGCTCATCAAATTTTCCACTGTTTAAGAAATTAATAAGTTCATGATAAGTATCGAATCCTTCTATATCCATAACCAATTGAGAAGGATTCGGATGTTCATTACATCTAAAGCAATTGGTTCTGTACATTGATAGATTAACTCCCATCTTTAATTCTCGATGACAGTATGGGCATACTGGGAGTTTCATCCAGCCTCTCCGGTATTCAAATGCTCCAAGTCTTTTAATAAAATAAGTCTTAAGTCTAGACTTAAACTGATTGGTTATCTTCATTTTGGATTCTCCTTATCTCTTTGCGAACAAGTTTTCTCAATAACTTCAAATCCTCTAAATCCAAAGGACCTATCAGAGTTGTATAATTTAATGAACCAAAACTAAATCCTATCTGGGATAATTCTTCCCATTTATCTGAGTGTTTAACTGCCCATTGGTTTTGGGTTATTTCTATTTTCTTAGTTTTCATATATCTCCACTTGTTTGAGCTCTCTTCTTACTATCGGCATCTGGGTTATCTTTCTTCTTAAATTGTTCATCCAATTTAGCCCCATAAGCTTCATCATAGTTTTTCCGTTGTTCTTTAGTAAATTCAGTACATCTTTGCCTTTCTACATCACATTTAAATAATGCCCTACCAGAAGGAAGACCATCTCTTTGTACTACAATCTCAGCACGAAGGATATTATCTTTCTCTTCTTGCTCTGTACCATTGAGACCCATGATAAATTGGGCATTACGTACGATAGCAATAGAACCTGATATATCATTCTCATCATATTTAGTAGTTCTATGTTTCTTACCTTCCCTAGTAATATGATGAGCAGTCCATATGATATCTAAATGTAATTCTTCAGCTAAATTCTGTAAATCGATGTATACATTAGAAATTCTTTCAAAATCCTCTTTATCCTTAGAAGTTGATGCAAGTTTGCCAGCATAGTCAACCATTAATACCTTAATATCAATTCCTTGGTTCCTAAGAGTAAGTATCTTCTCTCTTATATAATTACAATCTGTAATTAATGCTGGTACTCTTTCAATCACTAATTCAACTCCAAACCTTGCAAGTTTTCTTAAATGCTTAGCCTCGAGTTTATCGAAATCTCCAGAATATAATTCCTTCTTTGTTTTATTGATACTAGATTGAATGAAACGGTCCATGATTTGTTCTTTACCATTCTCTGTATCTATATATAATACTGACTTCTTCATTCTTAAATAACCTCTTGCAAGATTTACCATGAAAAAGGTTTTCTTTGCTTTTGGTCTATCAAGGATCACATTTACTGAAGCACTTGGGAATCCACCGGCATTAGTCAAATCATTTAGTTGTCTAAATGGACAAGGCATTACGGAAGGTTCTGCCTGTCTTTTGAATTGACGTTCAGTAATATCCCGAATCATGAATAAAGGTTCATCCTCTTGTTTAGGTTTACTTTTCTGTAATACTTTTTCTATCTTTCTAGAATACTCTTCGTATTGTTCAAAGTTATCTAAGTCGAATGAGTCATTTAAATTCTTCATTTCAACATAGGTAGAGAACTGATAGATTTTTTCTTTGATATATTCCGAATCCGATAAGGGAACCGAATAAAGGTTTTTAATAACTCCCTCGATGTTTGGGATATCATCCTTAGTAACTAGGTCAACATAGTTTTTAGATTCTAGCATTTCCTTTAGTACCTGTTTAAGGACATTTTGTGAAGGTATCTTTCTTTGTTTCTTAAAGTATTTAAGTATACCCTCGCATATTAAAGAATGTTCAATAAGCACTAAGTAACTTGGTTTTATTCTACTTAGTACTAATCCACCTTCCTTGTTTTGGATAATGAATCTGAGAATCTCCAATTGGAAGCTCGGTGTAAAGCTAAATTTAATCTTGTTCTTTTTCATACGTTATTATATTGCAATATTATATACTAATAGATTTTAATAGTCTCCAGGTAGTTCTGAACTCATGTCCACAGTATCTAGTACTCTTATCCTCAGCCGTTCGGTGAAATTTTTTGATATTCTTTTATTATATAATATAAAATTCTTATATTTGCATAACGAAATACTTAAAAGATATGAAGAGATGTAATGGAAACAACGGCTCAGAGCTTCATCGATTAAAACCAATGCAACAGGATTATGATGAAGCAATGTTTAATAGGTTATACAAGGTTTGTAAACCAGTTATTCGAAACCTTACTAAACAGATTGATTACAAAAGGTTTAATCTTACTCCAGATATTATATCTTCTTATTTCTGGGATAAGATGTTATTTGTTTTTAATAAGTACTACGGTACTTGTAGTGAAGAACATCTTAAAGCAAGAATCCTTTCTTCTTTAGCCACTTTTAAAAATAAGCTTCTTCGATTTGCCTACGGAGAGATTGCAGAGTACAATCAGAATTTATTCAAACTTGAAGACTTATTTGATAATGATAAAGAATTAGAAGATGACGATGAAGAAGTTAAGGCTAAGGAAGAAATGCTTGAATTATTATATAAGTATATGAAAGAGAAATTATCTTCAGATGCTTATATGGTATTTGAAGTATTACTTACTCCACCACCCTATATCAGAGAACGTATTAAGGATGGAGAAAGAATCACCAATATAATGCTGGTTGAGTTCTTTGATATGCCCAGAACTAAGAAGTCGGTTAAATATATAGGAGAACTCAAACAGGATATATTATACTGGGAAGAGAAAGCTAAAGAAGAACTTCACTATTAACACAAAAGAAAAGGGGCGTTTCCCAACGTCCCTCTCCTAGAAATCCATAAATTAAAAGTTTTTCTTAGTGTCTAACATTATATTATAGTTTTATGATATAAGCTAGTACATAGTAAGGTGGTCTATTCTCATGAGCTTGTCCCCCACCTGACTTAAAGGTATTATGATTCCATAAGCACACCGTAGAATTATCATTATCGGTTTTGTTACTGCCAGTAAGATTGTTACCAATATATTGTGTACCATTGGGAGCAGCCATGTTATTATAAGCTTCTATGAAATAAGCATCTGCAAACTCATGTTCATGAGCAGGTATCTCGGTAGTACTCAAAGTTACTTTCTCTGCTCCACCAGTATTACCAATCAAATTATAATCCTCATTACCAGATGACCAACCTACAATGAACTTACCGGATAAGTCCGGAGTCTGTAAGTCGTCTACTATCTGTCCATTACATAAGGCCCATCCTTCTGGTACCGAAACTCCATTCCACATGGCAATTAATCCTCTCGGTATATTAGCTCCTTCCATACCACCCAGCTTCTCGTCAATATAAGCCTTGATATCAAAATTAGGGAATCCTTGCAATAATCGTAAGAGGGTTTCTATATTTGATTGTTGCATACCATGGATAGCAGTATTATATTCTACTGGTTGGGGAAACTTTCCTGCATAAGGAACAATAGAATATTTCTCTACCGTGTTATTTATTGAGTCAGTACCTTGACCATATATACCGATTAATACCATAGAGGATTTATCTACCAAACCCTGGGATACTGAAGCCATAGCCCTATTCACTAGAGATTCATATGATAATTCATTATCTTCTAGTACGTTTGTTTTTGATAGATTTCTAGAATCTTTGGGTGTAGGGTATAAGGGGTCTACCGATTTCTTGTACAGAGAATAGAATGAATTGGACTCATTCCAGAAAGCTCTGAACTGTACTGGGTTTTGTACGGGTTCTTCCAATGGCGTATGATAAGCAAATATAATTACATCTTCATTAGAACCCTTAGAACCTTCGATATTAGGTATACTGATACTGGCACTATCCGAAATATAAATCGTACCATCTCTGGCTATACAACCGAAGTTAATATCTGGACCTTCACCAGAATCTGCAGCTTTAGTCATATACCTTGAAAGAATTCTATCCTTCATAGCTTGATAAGCCGGAGATGTAGGTTCTCCATTTGGTAAGAGAGTGATTGCATTGTTTACAATCGTTGCTGAGCCAAATCCACAAAATGGACCAATGCCTACGGGTGCAGCTATTGCTTCAGCTGCATCCTTAGACTTTATTATACCTTCGTAATCAAAATAGGTTTTCATAATGTATCTTCGTTATTGTTATTACTCTTATATTCTTTTGATTGATTTCTCATATCCTGAAAAGCTTCTCCTACCTCTTTGAATTTAAGGGTTAGTAATTTCCAAAAGATAGACCAGATACTGTACTTCTTTTTTATACCATGTAGAATACATACGTGTCCATAAATACTATCTATTTCGAAACAGTAACATAATACCATTACTGTTATAGATACTGTAATTGGATTTAGCCCATAAGGTTCTCCTATAGCTTTACCCATTACAGCTCCTAGTAAAATGTAACATAAGTAATCAATGATTTTATTAAGAGTTCTTCTTCCAGCTCTGGATTTTCTTATTTCTATACCCTGTGCCTTACTAGCAGATATACCAAACCAAAAATCCGTGATGATTAAAACGAATCCTAATAGGATCATCCACCTTAAATTAAAGATAATAGCATAGCATTCGGAAGTAAATCCAATAATACCAGTTTTGAACAATGTGTTAAAAGAGTTGCTTTCCATTTTTGTTATTCTATTTTAAGTGACCATTCTGTTCCTTCTGGAACTACTACATTAAGACCTTGTTCCGAAATATCATTCGATTCCCAAGTAAGTTCTGTCTTATCAACTACATCTACTAGGTTTACAATGAATACTGCTTTAACTGCAGGATTAGCTTTCACATAGAAAGTATGTTTACCTGGTAAATTAGTAAAGAACTGATAAGGGCTTGGATGAGCTACACCTGGAATTGTTTCATATATAATATCGGAAACTTCTCCAGTATCAGAAGTACATGTTACAATAGTAGATACCTCTTGTACATCTTTATTTAATTCTGCATTTACTGGGTTACAGGTTAAGGTATACTTTGGTATAACCTTCTTAACTGTAAGGTTTACTACCGATCCTTGATAATAGAATTCGTAATTCCCTTCTTTATCAAAGGTAATAAGAGTATTCGATTTGTACTTTTCCGATGAACCTTCCAAGTCAATATCGGTTATTACAGTACCACCATCTCCCCAACGTAAGTAGAATTGACAGTTCTGAGATTTGGTTAATTGATATCCTGCCTTGACATATTTCTCAGAATCAGCTTCAGTATCGGAAATTGATTCTAGTTCATACCAATTCTCATCTGTTTTATCTAAGGGTTCTAACCATAAGTATGATTTAGGAATGGGTATATAATCTAGTACTTCTACTTCTACCGATTTACTAGCATCTCCTACAGATTCGAATTTATAACTTCCAGGTTCATTAAATTGGTAATCTGTAGCTCTACCATAATAATAATCAGGACCTTCTACATACTGAACAACTAACTCGGTAGTACCAAGTTTTACCCATGTACCCTGAGTATTCTTTTTATAGATGATTACGTTAGTATCAAAATACTTACCTAAGTTGGCACTCTGAAAAGTAGAATAATAAATACCAGATGTAACCCAAAGTTTTACTGAAGCTATGCCTTGATCATTTAGGTTTAATCGTTTACTGGATACCCCAATATCGTAGGTAATGGTATATCCCAATCTATAAGCTACTACAGTACCATAATTGCTTACATTACCAGAATCATCTTTAGTACACCTGAACTGGAATGTACCGGTAGATGTAGGTGCCCATCTTTGACCATTACGAACTAAGATACCTGGGTCTGAAGTACATACTGCAATGAGTTGACTTGTATCTTCATTTGGATCCGAAGAACGGATAGTTATTAAAGACTTTTCACCATTGGTAAGATTAATATTTCTGGGTTCACAGAGTACGGTATAGTTTGTAGCAAGGGCAGTTACCTTTAAGGTAACCTTCTTTGCTGGGAAATCTGCAATAACCCATTCGTAGGTACCAGCAGAAGTTATTTCCCAAATAGAACCAGAATCTTTAGTTTCATGAGTATTAAGTAATTGTACTGCTACAGGTTTAATATTACCCTGATAATTCATATTAGCAGTTACCTTTACTTTGATTACTGGATTAGTACCAGTAATTACCAAATTATCTTGGTCTGTACCACCTTCTATGATATCTGCATAGATATGATAAGACTTTGTATAATACTCTAAGCCTATGTCTACATAGGTAGTTACTGAATTATCTCCTACACTTCTAAAGTAATACCTTTGATCACCCTTTCTTGCATAGAAAATAGAACCGCTCTCATATTTCTTTGAACTCCACTTATTCTCGGATGGGTCATATCCAGTTACCTGGTATCTTAAATCTGCATCATCATAATCCGATGTAACTGTTACTCTGATTGGTACTTCTGTGATATGACCGGTTATAATCTTTGCAGGACTGATAAGAGGTTCAGCTTTAATCCTATAATTATAAGCTAAGTCAAAACCATAGTCAATCTTACCAGATACATTATAAGGTAAGAACCTATCAAACAATCTATCTATTGATTGTTTAAAAGCCTTGAACTCTGGTGTGGGAGAAGTAAAACCATGACCACTTAGGGATATGCCAACCTCTATACATTGAGCACAACCATAAATCTTGTCATAGTTGTACTTATCATATTGAGAATAATCAGTATCATAAAATGGGTCTACCTTTTCCCATTTATCCATCTCTCCATCTGTTGGGTCTGTAATTGTACAAGTTAACCCATACATATTAAAAAGAATTTCGAAGAACTTCCTTGAGCCTCGAATTTTAAGTAATGAGATCGAATACTTTAGGATAGTTCGGATTTGTTCATCACTTAAATTAGGAACTCCCTTGTGTTCTCCTGTTTTAGCAAAGGGTAATGCTCCCAAGAACTCCCAGAGGTAGTTTAAATACCTCTGCTGAGTTTTATCAATATTGATGATATCTAGAATATTATCAATATCTTTAGTTATATCTTCTTGGAAATAGTTACCACATATTTCTAGAAATCTTTCTAATATGCCCTTACCCTCAACTTTATAAGTATCTTGCTCTTTGAATTCGAATGGTAAGAAATCAATTAGGTTTTTAAGATTTATCATACGATTTCGTTTACTTTAAGTGTTAACTGACTTGAATCTTCGAATACCGGGATATTATAACCGGGGTCTGTATAATCCTTGTTAGGTTCTGCAATAGTTATGGTATATCTGAAACCAGACTGATAACCATTGTTCTGTATATCTAGTGCAAATACGAATCCATTTATAGTATCTCGAACTTGTGTAGTCTTACCTACTTGGCCATCATAAGAAAATCCACCTTTAGATGAACGTACTGTAAATTGAGTACCTGAAGAGAAAGAGATAAAGTAAGTCATACTACCATTAGCTTCATCCAATTGGAATTGACCAAGGATTAATTCTTTGTTACCATATACTGTAACAGGCCATGGTTTAGTATAAAACTTCTTTAAGTGTAAATAATCTACCGATTCAAGATTATCTATCAAGGCATAGATATCAGAAATTCTTACATTGCCACCAATATCAGAATTCTCTGGAGAGTAAGCATTGAACAAAGCAGTAAGGATTTGAGATTGTATTTCTGAGGTTTTATAAGATTTCTTACCTGTAACCTCTATATCCAATATGATATTTACCTTACCTGCAGATTTAACAGTTAACCAAGTAGTGAGTGGAGAATTCTGATGTAATACATCATATACCTTTTGAATAAGATTAGAATCGGCAGTAGTACCATTATCTGGAGAGATGTATACAATCAGTTTTCTACCACATTCATATTCTGCTTTAGCTTTACTAACTCCATCTACCAATTTAGCTAAATCGATAAAATCTTGTTTAGTGATTGCAACTCCCATAGTCTTTACACTCAAAGGTATATGTTCTTTAAGCATACTGAAGTTTTCATAAGAAGAGCCCCCACCTGCATTATAAGTATTAGATACCGTAGCATCGGCTACTGATGAAGATATTACTGAAGGTACAGAGGTTATAGTACCAGATTTCACATTACCATTAATACCAGTAGTAAGATAGAATGCTACATCAGATATCTTTGCACCTGCTGCAGGTTTCTTCCCATTTTTACCATCTCCGAAATGTATATAGGGATTCAATGATTCATCTACTGACACCATGAAATGTTTATCTGTGGGTTTTGAATAAGCAAATGTATTTACTAATACCCAAGATTCTCCACCGATCTTCATAGTTAATGTTCCGTGTTCGTAGTATTTCCCATTGGGTAAACTACCTAAGGTTATTATTACTCTTTCCTCGGAAGGTATAACCATGCCGTTTATCTGGCTTTCTGTATATAATTCATGTTGTATGACTGGAACTTTACAGGTAGTTACATTGGCATACCAAACTACATCTCTAGAAGATAACCATTGATTACCTGTAGAGTCAGTAAATAAAGTTCCAGAAGGTATAGTTAATTTAGCACCAATAGAATCTCCAGATACATCCCTGGATACTACCAAATCTACTGATGCTGCAATAGCACCTCTTGCATGATAGTCTACTAAAGCTCCGTGTCTAACTACCGAATTATATTTACGAGCAGTAGGTAGAAAGGATTCTCTAGCCATACCATCAATGTAGTAGTGAAGAACTTCGGCAATTGCCGCAAACAGTGAAAGGATAATAATTAAGATATTCCCTTCCGAATAATCAGTTACGAGTACATTTCCATCTTTGTCTTTGATATTCGTAAGTGATTCTATCAGCTTAGCCTTAATCTGTTGATAAGACCTCTGATAAGGGTTGAGCCATTTATTAGTGATTCCCATGATTAATAAGAGTTTAATGAATTTTCATTTTTATCGTAGGTTAAGTACAGGTACTGACTAGTAGAAGTATCATTAACTACATAATGAACTTCTATATTTATTTTAGCACCTTGTCTAGAAACATTGATACCTTTAAAGGTAATCCTTTGTTCCCATGTACCAATTGAGCTTTTAATAAACTCTTTAATAATAAAACTCAGGGCTTGTGTATTTGGCTCTTCTATACATTCCCATAGGCGATTCCCAAAGTTTTCCTGTCGAAATCGTTGGCCTATTAAATAATACATTATAGAGCTTATATTATTTCTTACCAAACCCATATCACCATTAACTGGATACCAACCAGTTTCACCGTTTTCGTTTCTTGTAAGTTGAATAGGGAATATCATTCCTTTTCCAACGATGTTAGTAAGATAATTATCCATTAGTGTATACATTTAGTGTCCTCATAATCTTCTTGTTTGAAAGTAGAGAACGGTTGACTTGCTTGAGTTACTGTAGGACCTGAAGAACCTGGTCCAGTAGTTACACCAGAGTGTACATGAGAATTGAATATGGATCTTAGAGTTTCCAGTTCTTTAATGGTGTTATTGAGTTTCTCGGTTAGTTCTTTGATATTAACTACTCCTTGATTCTCACCACTATTTAAGATTACTGTATCTCCAGAACCTACATTCACATCACCTTGTGCTTGAACTGAGATGTTTCCTTTAGCAGCAAGGCCTACATCTCCATTTATATAAATGGTTAGCCTTCCATTATCATCATCAAGTACCATTACATTACCTTCGGGAGTAATGATCCCCATTTTATTAGGGCCATCCAAGGGTTCGGGTATTTGTTGTAAACCCCAACCATGATATTCCCATAAAGGTTTAGTTGGGTCTCCAAATTCGAATGTAACAAATACTATATCTCCAACTTTGGGAGCAAGGTACTTGAACCCATTATTGATAGAACCATGTTGACCCTTTGGATAAGCCCATGTAATGATTCCACCCATAACTTCTGGACAGCATACTTTAATACGGTTTATATGTTTCTCCGTATCATTATTATCTACCACTATTCCACGGTAGACAGAGTAGTATCTACCTAAACCTTCGATACCCTCTTCTGTTAATACTTTAGCTGTTGAGTACATTATTTCTTGTTGGATTTATATCGTTCATAAGCTTTCATTGCCCAATTAAACTCATCAAAGTTATACCTCTCCTTCATAGAAGGAGTAACCTTCGATTGGTCTGCCTTTATTACATTAGTCTTACCATAAATAGCTGTACCGTTTGAAGTTACTACTGTACCTTCTGTACGAACTGTACCTGCAGCAAGAGCTTGAGGATCCTTGGCATTTATCTCATCATAATAGAACTTATTCTGTAAGAACTCACCTGCACCTTTCTTATCAATAATCCTACCATCTTTCATATACCTTTCTACAAAGTATACCACTTCATTATAGGTAAAGTCATGTATGATACCTGAAGCTTGAGAGGTATTTTTCTTATTTTTACCGAAAGAAGTTTTAGCAGAATCTTTAGCATCATTACTTACGATGTCCTGAGTATTAAGCTGAGTCTTAGATGTAGTCTGTCCATCTCTACCATTATTTTTAATTAAATCTAGGGTACAGATATAACCTTGACCAGCATCCATTGTATGTTGTACAGATTTAATATACCAATACCCAGACCATCTTTTTCCTACATTTTCTAGAGAGATTACTTGAGAAGATTGTAAGGAAGGTCTACCAACTACAGTCATATTACATACTAATTTTCTCTCAGTGGTTTTAAGACCACCGTTAGCATTAGCATTCATGGCCCAAGCTACTTTATTAGCTCCACCATACCTTCCAAATAAATTATGATATAATTTATATATAGGTACTAATACTGCTACCTTCCTCATACGTCGAATTTTAACCTTAGCTTTAACCTTGCGAGTCATAGTGGGAGTAGTTACACCTTCTCCTGAATTATAGCTTATGCTATAGGTATTCGGAACTACCATGATAAGTGGATCTTTTTCTAAAGCTTCTAAACCTCTTTTGGATTGATTCTCGATCATCTTTTTCTCATAAGGATTACTAGAAAAGGTTCTTATATCTATCATAGATACTACCTCATTACCTTCTGGATCATATTCACGAGGGTCTACCCATTCTTCTCCAAGGTATTCGATTTTATAATCTCCTGAAAATAGATACCTTTCATTTTCTAATAATTGCTTAAGTTTACTTTCCAACTCTTTACCATTCTTACAATTCTTCAAGAGTGTTTCAACCTGATTTCTTACATTGTCTGGTAAACCGCTAACAGCAGTGTTAATTGCTTTTCTATATTCCTCTGTACTTAGATTACCTAACATTTCTTGTTTACCAGCTTCATAAGAAACATATGGTTTTTTAGAACCATATTCTTTAATAACTTGTTGATGTTTTTGTACCTTAGCTTGATACCCTTTATTAAAATCTTCAATTCCTGAAGACGGGTCATAAAGAGGATGTGGATGGCCCATACCATAGTTCTGACCCGTTGAGTAATCCCAAGAAGGTACTACTTCGTTATTATCTATAGGTGTCCAGGGTGCTTTAACTAGAGGAGTAGATTCTTCTTTAACTTTATTGGGTTCCTGAATATTAGTAGAACCTACTATAAGATCTTTGTCCTCTGGGTCTATGGTTTCGGTTAGTTGAGCCTTAACTCTTTTAGTTATATTCTGAGTAGTAAAGGATACCCTGAGCACTTCTCCATTTTCAAACTGGTATACGTAATTATACTCTGGCTCTTGAATAAATTTTCGATTATGGATGTATATTACACCATCCCTAGAATCAATATACCAAGGCCCATTTGTATAACCACTCATCTTCTGTTCTAATTGAACTAAGATGTTATTTCCTATTAATCCCAAGTCACTATCTATCAAGGATTTTAAATCTTCTGGCATAGCTACTTGAGCTATTCCACTAAACCGGTTAGCGTAAAGTATCTTTCCAGTAGTAGCTCGACTTTGTTCTGTCGGGACCTGTAGTGACTCGTAAACTTTATTACTTATAATTTGTTTATCCATTACTGAAATATTTCTATGATTACGCCTATATCCTTGTTACATCCATTATCTAAGAAATTAGATAAGCTGTGTTCGGATAAATCTGAATAAGTGTAAGGTGGTTGGAATCTTAAATCCCCCACGGTATCTATACACTTCAATGTCACATGAGTACCAGTAGAATCAAACACACAATCAAAATCTCTAACCTTAATACTTCGTATTGGGCTAGAGATAAATTGACCATCAGGATATATGTATCCCCACTGAAGATAAATAACTGAACCTTCCTGGAGATTACTGATATCTACAGTATCTGGGTTTCCAGTATCAAATGTAATAGTAGCTAGGTTCTCTTTCTCTTCATCATATCTGTAGTTCCAAGTACTTATATAAGCGCCAAGGGGTATGCCAGTAATGGGATTCATTATAGGCATACCCTCAGAATCGAACAGAGCCATATAAGGTGTTGCTGTTCCATTATAAAGTATTGGTTGATTAGGTTTTCTAGTTGCTGCCATACATAGGTATTCTTAAGATTTGATAAGGTTCTAATTCTTGAAAGGGGTTCAAGATATTATTAGCTTCGGCAATTAAATACCATCTACCAGAATCACCATAATAACGATAGGCAATATTTTGTAAGGTTTCTCCATCCAATACAGTATGTTGTTTATCGTTATTGGTATAGGGAACGGAAGGTGGAGTTACTTCCAAAGAGTAATCCCCCTCATCGTATTTAAGAGCTACGGCTCCATCGTAGGGGCTTGCTCCAGTCAAGTATTGATTCAAGTCTATCATATTTGTATTCCTTTCGTATTCTTTAAATCTTCTTCAGTTACAATATCCTGATAAGATAAGTTATAAGCACTTACCCTTTTGAAGATTAGTTCCTGAGTTGCAGCTGCAGGTAATAACTTTAAATCATCGATAGTACATGACTTACCTGCTACTCTAGTCCTTGAAGCATTTCTAAAGTTATTCAAGGTATAAGTTGCAGATGTAAGGATATACTGATGATTATCAAATAAACCAGAACTACCCCATTCGATTTTTAGAATAGGTGGACTTGCTTGGTAAGCATTTGACTTAGTCCACATTTCCAATAATCGGCATTTAGTAATTACCTCTTTGGGATTATCTGGGTCATTACAGAACCAAGATACATTGAATTGAATTATATCTTCACTACCTGTAAAGTGATACATGGGAGTATTACGTCCCATAGATTTAATGACTGCCCAGGTAGTTTCTCCTCTAAAATCAATTGAGGTTGGTCTGTTCTGAATAACAATATATTGGTAAGGACTAGTCATAAGGTTATAAATCACTACTTGATTCATATTCCTTACTTCTGGCATTACCAAAAAAAGTTCTTTATTCTTTGTAACGTCCTGACCTTTAGCTGGATCCATTTCCTCATACCCAAAAGGAACTCCACCTTCTACTTGATGTTTTAATTCCATTCGATATTGAGCCTTAACCCGTTGGTTTAATTTTGGATTCTTTGAATTAGCTCTTGGACCAAACGGATTATTGGGGTCATATATTTTTCCCTTATCTGCAGTGTCTTTAGGCAAAGTTGATATTGCCCTGTTGAGATAAATCCGGGCTCTCCAAAGTTTATTCAAAGGACCAGTAAGAACTCCTGCAGAGTCTCTGGTAAGGTCATTATACTTTTCAACAACCCCACCTGCTATTCGGTTTAATACTCTTGCCATAGTTGTTTTAATTTAATCCCAATGCCATACCAGTATAATCCTGTTGACTACCAGGAGTAAGATCTCCTACTGAATCCCCATTTACGGATATACCAATACTTGTATCTTTAAATCCATCTCTAATTGCATTCCTAACGGCTTCAACAAAAGCTCGTTGATTTCTCTCTTGAATGGAAGCTTTGGTTTCTTCAGAATTCAATGCTTCGGTATTCTTATCTACAGAATTGGTAAGACCACCAATTACGTCTATTAACAGTGGAATAGTTATAGAAGCTAGTAGTCCCCAAGGCCCACCTATGAAACCTAAAAGTCTACTACCAAGTAATCTAGCACCCAATCCCATGGCACCTTTCTTAGCAATCTGTTTACCAGCAGTCTTAGTTACAGTAGAACCTACTACTGTACCAACTCCTACTTCTGCAAGATCTCTCATCGAAGAATATTGTCCTTTAACATTCCTTCCATATGTACGACCTCTTTTATCTTTACCTATAGAACCACCCATGGGTAATAAAAGCCTTGAACCTGGAGCCATTTGCATAGCCGTCATCTGCATCATCATTGTTGAGATATTCCTCAGATGACCTTCAAGCATAGAAGCCTGAATATTAGTTCTTGCCATACCTTCTGCCATACCATTAGTCTCTGCAGTAGCTAAAGCTTGGAAAGTACCTATCATTCTAATGGTACCTTGAATAAATTTGAAGCCCTGATATATAGTACCTACTATTGCTCCAGTTGCAACTACCTTTACCAAGAATTTACCTGCCCAAGTTTCTTGTATATCATTTATAATTCTCAATATACCAGACCCTAGTTTTAGGATTGGGTTAAATAGCTCTTTAAGAGTATCACCAGTTGTTACAATAAAGTTCTCCCAATTTGATTTGAATTGGTCAATGATACCTTGAGGAGTTTGTAATCTCTGTTGAGTTAGATCTTCTACAGTACCCTTTGAAGCTCCAACTTTATCAATAAGTTCTGTAAGCTTATTAGCTCCAGTCCAATAATCTTGAAGTAAAGCAGAAGCAGCTCTTGTACCTCGAACTCCAAAGATATTGAATAGAGCAGAGGATATATCGATACCTCGTTTACCTTTAAGTTTATCTCCTAAGATAGTTATAATCTTATCCAATCTTAAAAGATTACCAGAGGCATCTACTAGAGAAGCTGGATCTATACCTAAAGTTTTTAGCATCTCATTACCAGTCTTTTTCTGCCCGGTTACGGAAAGAGTTAAATACCTCATCATATTTGCCAATGCAGTACCAGCCGATGAAGCTTGAATACCTTGATTACCAAGTACTCCAATAGCTGCAGCTGCATCACCCATACTGATTTTAGCATTTCGAAATTCTGCTCCTGAATATTGGAAAGATTGTGCAAGGTCAGTTAATGACATATTTGCAGAAGTTACTGCAGTTGCCAATTGGTCTACTACCTGAGTAGCATTTTGTGAAGGTATATTAAAGGTCTGCATGATGTTAGTCATCAAGTCAGCAACTCCACCTTTTTCTCCAAGAGGCATATGGAAGATAGAAGCCAACTTAGCTGCAGGGCCAATCATTTTTTCGATTTGCTCTACACTGTTACCAGCCATTGCTAAGTATTTTTCGCCGGATGCAATATCGGCTGCAGTAAGAGGAGTTACCTCATTGACTTCTTTAGCTAATTGCATTAGCCTTGCCTGTTGAGCAGCATTAGCTCCAGACATCTTAGAAGCTAAGAATACTTGGTCGTATACTCCTGCAGAATATTGGTAGGCCTTTGCCATACCACCAACCAACTCTTTTCCAAACTCAAAAGCATTAGAGGTTGACATTTGAATACCTCTATTCCAGGTATTCATATCATTCATCATTGTTCTGAATGAATTCGATATCCTGCCAGCCTCATTAGAGAATCGGTCTTTTAATACCATTGCAACACCGACCTCGACTAAGCTTCTACTGTTTATCATTTTTTAGTTCTCTTTTTTAAGTTTTCATAATATTCTTCGGCTATATCCTTAAATCGTTTTCTTTCTCTATACGGAAGACGCAAAAAGCTGAGGTAGTCTAAAACTATCTCAGCTCTACATATATAAGTGAATGTACCGGGGTGGTCTACGCTTCCGTCAGGAAGAAAAAAGTTGGTGAAAGCATTATAGGATATTTATCGATTCTTCCAGGTATACTCGGATGTTCTACATCTGTATTACCATCGAAGACTGGATCATATTCAAAGACTGTTTTACGAATCTCTGCAATGTCTTTTACTGAGAATAAATGGAAGCTCTCTACCTTTTCCCATTTACCATCAATCTGAAGTTGTAGGTTCCTTGCTATCAGGGCAGCATTACGGGTTTGTTTTTCTATTGGTAAAGTAACCAACATTCTCTCTCCTGCACCGGTAAGTAAATCGAATTTAACTACCTTACCTGAAGAAAGGGTTATTTCATAATCGGTAAGCTTACCTTGTTCTGGATAGTAAGGAATAGCATTGGGTTTCTCTGCTAATTCTTTTTCTGTAGGTAAAACCCCATAGTTTTCGAAGATCATTTCGCTTAAGGATTGACCATAGATTTGTTTGCCACCCTCTTGACCCCAATCATATTCGAATTCTACTTCATCACCCAATGAGAAGATTCTTGATTGAAAGAGGATGCAGTATCTATCATTCAAAGGAATGCGATCTGCATCTTCTATTGTTAATCTTCTATGACAAGTAAAATTGGTATCTACTACAATGGCTTGAATAAACTTTGTAAGGTTCATAAGATTCCTTACATCCATGGGATTAGATAAGATATCCTCATCTGCACCATTCTGTTCCCTGATTGAAAATTTATAACCAGATGGGGTTATAAATTCATGTGTTCTAACATTTAATTCCATATTCTAATAATTTATTGGTTATACTTTAGTTCATAGTGTTCGCTGTAACAACAAGAAAGGGGTGAGACCTTTCTAGGAATCCCACCCCTCCCACCTAAAAATCTTAGTGAAAATAGACTAAGCGTTTTTAATACTTATCTACAGTACCTACTGAGAATTCGATACTTTCGATAGTGTTCTCTGAAGCCATTCTGTCCAAGTCTAAACCTGTAATCTTACATGGCCATACCTCTTCGAAGAGGTGGGTGTTAAGTACGGAAACTCCATCTTCGGCAAGTTCATTTACAATTACATTTTCCCAGTATTGGCTTGGTACCAAACCACCGCCAGCAATCATATCTTGACAAGCAAATAGCCAATCATGAAGCCATGTATCTGAACCTGCAGTAGTCATAAGTTTACCTACTACTAAGTTACCTACGGTAACTCTACCGGCAGTTTTAACGTCCCGGTTAATATCCCCATGAGAAACCTGATCAATCTCTATATCTGGCAAAGTACAAGTTTGAAACAGATAAGTATTGATTGGGTGCTTAGGGAATGTGATACTCCAAAGGAATTTCTTTCTCGGATTCTTTACTTTTGCTCCCATTGTTTTCTAATTTTATTCGTTAGCATCTTGAATAGTTACAGACTTGGATGCCTGGTCAATGTAGATACCCATTGTGATTTCCTGCATAGGAACGATATCCTTGAATTTCAAGATGGCCTTATACTTACCCTGACGAACATCAGCTTCATTGTTAACTGATAATTCATTGTATGAGTTAGCATCTTGGTCACCCATCCAGGTGTATTCAGACATAGCATCTTCGTCTACCAGATTATCCAGCATTGGTTTAACTTCTAGATAAATCTTATTCCAAGTATTCCAAATATTTGGTTCTTCCAAATATCTTTCTAGAATAGGTCTAAGATTCTTTTTAAGATACAGATTCAATCTTACAATAGCAAGGAATCTTTCTGAATCTTGTTTTACCTGAGAAGAGAAGCAATGCCATAGCAAGGTTTGCTTACCTTGATTAGGAACGTCCTTGATACAGATTATGTTTACATAATTCTGTGCCAGTTCGTTGAGTTCTTTAGTTCTTGAAGGAGAACCATAGTTCGGGCATACTGGACCATTGCCATCGTAGATAATACCACGATTCATACCAGCAAAGGATCTCCAAGGTCCGAATTGAGAAGCCGAAGCATCTCCCAATCCAACGATAGTACCTAGAACATCGGAGTCTACCAAGTTACCATCGGCATTGTAGTACTTAATACCACCACCAAAGTAAGCAACATATTTACTGTTACCTACAGTACCAAGGCAAGTCTGAACCCAAGAGATAATTGATTTCAAGTCTCTTGGTTGATCACCCTGAGTATAGTGAGTAAGGTATTTAGGTACTTCAATGTAATAGGTATACTCTTGCAACTCTTTAACCATATCTACAGCAGCCTTATGTACCTTAAGTACATCAGCAGATGCTTCAAGATGTTGGTCAATGTGTGAGCAAAAGATTTGGTATACATCTACGTAGTCCTTAACAAATTCCAGAGAAGCAATCCATTCGTCTGCAGTAGGTGTAGTACCAGCATTACCAATTGTACCATTCAATTTTACTCCCTCAGCTGTAATAGCAGCACCATTGAGTTTGATATCAATTGGGTTTCTTGTTCCATCTACATCCTCAGTTAACCATTTGATGAAGTTGTTCCAAGATTTGATGTTCTCTGTCTTTTCTGTTAATACCGGAATGATATATTCTGAGTTCTTTGCAAAAGCACTTAGAGCAAGATAATCTACCGAAGTATCATTATTGCTATCAGCAGTTTTGTAAGTTACTACTGGACCTTGTTCAAGTATCTGGCCATTAGCACTGATTACTTGATAATAGATCGTGTTAGCTTGTTTGTAAATGTTTACAGAGAAGGTTTCAGCACTGCCAATGGGATCTCCATAACCTTTAGTTACTAAGCCAAAGCCAACAGCAACTGAACCCGAAGTAAACTTGAAAAGGGTAGAAGCAGTTGGTTCTTCGGGAATTGCAGATGCTACTACTAGAGAACCGTCTTCTGCAGGTTTTGGATTAGATGCAGCTTTAATTCTTGTTGCAGCAGATACTACACCTTTAGTTGCACCCTTACCAAGTACACGAATAACACGAAGCTTAGAACCACCTTTGAAAGCCTTTTCGATGTTTGATACAGAACCATCCGGTACTATCTCAGAACCAAAGATTCTTTGGAATTGAGAAAAAGATTGAATGAGTTCTGAAGGATCATCATAAGGACCTTTAGTAGTTCTAGCCAATACACATGAAATCCCTAACATAGGGACAGTTTGAAGAACGTTATCGTTCTTAAACTCGAAATTTACAGATGGTGAATTAGGCATATTTATACTAATTAAGTTAATTACTCATTTATTTAATACCCTCTAGTATTGAGCTATTTTACGTTAAGGTTAAGTAAGTCTGATTCTTGCTTTTCGATTAGTCCCATCAAGACAGATATATCTTGAATAGGTACGAGTTCTCCTTCTCCGGCAAGTTTCTCGGATAATATACCATCCTTACAGGTATACTGATATACCTTTTCAAGTAAACCGTGACTCTCGTCTGGATGGTCATAATAATTACCGATTTCTATAAATAGGTTTCCGGTAGGTGCTAACTTACCATCTTCCCATTCTTCTAGGTTATTATAATACGGTCTTACATATCCACGAGAAGGTAATGCTTCATACATAATGCTATGAAGTAACCTCATATCGGCTTGAGTATTAGATACCAGATGAATATCTAGAGTTATATCTTTAGTTTCGTATGGAAATTCAGATACCTGGTAGTTCCCACTCTCTAGTTTATCACCAATGATATACTTGTTCACACCTATATCACCATTGTAGAATCCTTGTAATTCTATGGTAATTCTAGGACATATCTTTGCACCCTTAACTTGATTGTTACCAATACCATATATGGGAATGAATTTAGGCAGGGCATCTTTGTCTGCCTGAAATCTTTTTTCATTCTCTTGAGATAAAGGTAAGTAATCCTCTGGATTAAGGGTTAGACCTCTTTTCAATGCCGTTTGTAATAGGCGAATATAAAAGGTTCTTTCTACTATTTCTTCTGTATTTACCATATCTATAGAAATTGAAGGGCCAACATAGTATTCATTAGGTAAGTACCATTATCTTTAAATACGCATTGCCAGCCTATACTATTAGCCTGAGTGTATACTCCAGCATCTTTTCTCATATGAACTGTGCCATAGAAACTGTCTTGAAAAACTTTATCTATATCTCCGTAGTTAGTAAACCAGGTGTGTGTATAGACATTACTGCCGCCATTATTCACAGATTTAGTTTCACCAATACTAGCTATCTTGAATCCCATCACCTCTTGTGATATTGTCTTTCCCTCAATCTCTTTATACTTATAACCAGTCATGGTAAAGTTCATGGAACCTTCCCAAGCATTTCCTATTTGATCTTTAGGAACCGATAAGTATAAACTTGGTGGATTTACCTCATATCTATAGGTTATTTCCCCTGCTGACTGAGTTACCTTTATAGTTTTAGTTAAACCATCAACTTGTTTGAGAGTTATAGTTCCACTGATAGCTTGTTCTGTATAATTCTTAGAAGTAATGGATACCTCTAGAGCTTTTGCAACTGTGTCTTTAAATAATAATTCGGCAGTAAAGGCTGGTTCCTCTAGGAATTCTGCCGTAACTTCTGCATCTTCCCAATCTCCTACTGGTGTACCATTAATCATTTCTCTACGTTTAGAAACGATTGCTATCTCATCAGAGCCACCTTTACCAAGTATAGTTATAGATTCCTTACCTACTTCTAGTTTGTATTCGTAGTTAATACGACCTCTCTTTTGAATAAGGCTCACAGTCTTAGGTACTCCGTTGACTGTAATGGTAAGGGTAGCTCTCTTATCTGATTCTGTATCATTCACTTTTAGTGGATGTACCATTACAAGTGCAGGACCAGTACCAGATGTTTTATCTGCTTCAAATTCTGCCATTACTTTGTATATTTTCTAAGTTCTTTTCTTAATTGATTTCGTATGTTCTTCTTTAAATCCTCTTTTCCACCTACTGCTTCAAAAGCAGGTTGCCATAGAGGACGAGCCGGTAGATGACCATCTCTGCTACCATATTCCAACATAATAGCAATTTGGTTAAGGGTCCTTCTAGAAGTTCCACCAGAATATTTAGCCTTCCTCAAACCTGTAGGAAGACCAACAAAGGTTCTATTTTTCTGAGTTACTATAGTAATTGAATTAGCATATTGACCAGTAAGATTTAATAGGGTGTGTTCTCCATACTTCTTAACGGTAGCAATACTGTGTGGAGCCCAAGAAACTTTAGAACCAGGTGGTGGTAGACCCGTATTTAAACTACGCCTTATTATACGAAGAAGTTGATTACCAAATTCTCTAGTACCGAACTTATATCCGAGTTCCATGATACGGGGAGTATTAGCAATCAACTCTTCTGCTTGTCGTTGTTTAACGGGGTCTGTATAAATCTGAATATCACATATGGTATTCGAGATATTTATATTAACCTTTTTGCTTGGCATCCTTATCCTTATTTAATCCCAACTCACTGGCAATTCTCATAAGGAGATCTTGTTGTACAGATAACTTATCTGCTACCTCTGCTTTGAAAGCCTCGAATTCTTCTTGCTTATAAGCAGTGGCTTGTTGCTGAGAAGGAGTTATCATGCCCTCGATAGTTTTGAAGATATTGTCACATTCTGCAACTACTGCTTCGTATTTATCACGATTATTAAGAATATTTACGGCATTAGTTCTTTGAATGTTTACTTCGTTTACGATATTGCGTAAGTCGGTAGTGTAATAGATGTTATTATAAATACCTTCTTTCTCATCAGTGGGAAGGTATACAGTTAGAGAGGATACAGAATCTTGAATAACGATTTCTGTATTTGTGGTAAAGCTCCCATCTGGACCAGTAGCTCTGGGTTTGCTTTCTCCTACTTTCAATACTTGGGCTTTATCAAAGATAGGATACCCAGAACGTCTATCTCTTTCAAGAGTGAATATAGTGTCACCCTTCTGCAATTTAGAAAAAATCAAATCTTCCATGTTCATCTTTTATTAATCAAGTTTAAACCAAATGATACTGCACCTGGATTCTTTTGCATAAAGTCTACCAGGTTTAAGAATTGATAGTATCCAAATTGATCAATGAGTGACTGTGCTTTGTTTGCTACTTCTTTTGCTATCTCTATATTGGGAGCAGGCAATATAAGTTGAATAGTGAAATCAGTTAGTTGATTTCCATCTTTCTTAGTCTCTTCCTTTTCCATATTATTTATTTTAGGTGGGTATAAACGAAAAAAGGAGTACACCTATGTAAGATGCACTCCTTCCTTAATTTAGCTTACGTAATGACGGTTGTCATTTAGGATTAAGCCGGAGATGTAGTCTTAAGAGCTGCAACGACCTGGTTGATGATGTTCTGATCTCTCTGAGCATCTACTACTCGGTTAAGACGAGCAATCTCCTGGTCTTTTGCAGTGTTCTCGATGAGACACTTGATTTCTTGCTGACCGTTCTTAAGGTCACAGCAGCAACGTTCCAGCTGAAGAGCGAGTTCTGATTTTACCTCTTTGATCAAACCTTTAGTTTCACAGCAGCAAGTCTGTTGATTATGTTCCATCTGGCAAAGACGGTCCATAACCCGATTGAAGCCGGCTCCCATTTGATCACGTGAATCACGGATATCGGAATTGGTTTTGTATCCCAAATCGCAAAGACCTCTTTCAGTAGTGAAGCGATTATTGAGAACTTCTCTACCCACTCCATCTACTTGTTTACCTACTCCGTTAACTTCTGCACTAACTCCACGAGCAACATCGGAGAGATCTTTATAGATATCCCCTTTAGCCTCTTTAACTGAGGATTCTACTCTTTGGATGTCAGCTTTTGTGTCGTTGATTTTGTCCCATACAGAAACTGCAGCAGCACCAAAACCACCACCAACTAAGGCTCCACCAACGGCTCCCCATCCATCGTGTCTGTTGTTATTACAACAACAATTGTCTTTACAATGATTTCTATCGGCCACCACAACGGTGCCTTCACCAGATTTAAGTTCCATAATGTTTTAGTTTTTAAAGTTTAACAATAAGTTAATTATTTATTTGTATAAGGCCTTATACATTAATAAATGTACTAGTATCGTATTTTAAATACTCATGTAGACTACAGATTCTATCCTAAGATATAGTGTGATGAAATTTGAAAGATCTTATTAGGGTGTTGGGACTATATTGGGATTATTGTAATACAAGTTTATACTGATAGGTGGACAATTTGAATCTAATGGATCAAGCTTTAGTTTACCGATATACAACCCTGGGTATAGACCCGAATCATTGAGGATGGCATAGCAAATTAAATCTAAATGATCATCTTGTATATTATTTACTGATACGCTAAAATAATCACTACCCTCTACAGTAGTACTAAAACCATTAACATTATATTTTTTATCAGAACCAGTTAGACTTATAGGTACTCCAGCATAAGTAAAATCCAATAGCCTTATCATAAAGTAAGTAGTAGACCCCAATTCTGGATCAGAGGTCCGGGCATATATTACAACTTTAATCTCCCGCTTATTAGTACCATAAACTGGTAAGCTCGTACCATTAAGGGCATTAGTTACATTACCTTGGTTTTTATCGGATCTATATGCTATAGCAAGAGGTATATTATTAGAAGAACCATTTTGAATTACAAAGGATGTGTCATATGAGTCATCCTGAACAAAGGATTCTTGAGTAAGGTATAAATGTATCTTACTATCATTAATGGGATTCGTAAATGGAATATCCCATTGCCTTTGAGTTTCTCCTGGGTTATCAGTTACTTCTAACCAATACCTAAACACACCATCAGAATCCTGCATATCCCTGGTTATAATAACTTCACCATCTGGGTCTGTAAAGATGGGTTCTGGGTATTCTCTCTTAAACTCTTTGTTATCTCTAACATAAACCTGAAGGCTTTTAATATAAAAGTATACACCTACATCACTTGGTAAAACCATTAAATCATGAATACCGCCTGTATTAGTACCATCTGACTTACAGAATTGAAATTCTAGTACCTCATCATAAGGTTCAGCCTTAACATAAAACTTAAAGGTAGGTACTTCCCCAATTTCAGTAGAACCATCCATGACTTTTTTATTAAAAGTCATAGAAATCTCTTCAGTTTCAATACCCACATTGGTATTATTTCCCACTAATACACTGTAACACTCCGAATAATCTTTAAGTTCTGGGAACAATCCAGTAGGAACCGAGTTAGCTCCACCATTATCAAAGATCATGGCTGATGGTTCTCCATTAGCATCAGTGTATACTGGACCTGATAACATCAAATTACTAACTCCTGTTTGTACTGGTTCTTTTGATATTTCTTCTGAACCTATCGAGGTGATCTTATCACAAAGTAGGAATAGATGTAATCTATCAGCTTTAGAATTTGGTCCTAAGGTATATTCACTGACACGGTCTACGGGAGTATTACCTTCATCTGATACTGCCCATCTTAAATCGTAAGTAACAGTAGGAGTAGCAGCCTCTTGAGTAAAGTCAGCAGTTTTTACTACTTGACCGTTCCTAACAACTATAGAACCTGATCTAGGGTTAAGGGTTTTATTAGCTTCTACTTCTAATGTAATATAGAAGCCATACGCAGTAGGACTATCTCTAACTATACTAAATGTAGCCCAATTCTTTTCATCTCCATCAAATTCCAGGGTTACATCTGGTTGGACTATTACTGTATCTGTTTCCTTGCCATTTACAAAATTAGTCCGAGAAGAAAAGGCTCTAATACTAACTGTAGTTTTATCTGATGATATACTTTTAAGGTTTGAAAGATTCATTAGTTCAAGAGACTCCGTATAAGTAATCTCAGCAGCAGCCTGACTTAGTTCGACGTTTAAATCTTTACCTGCATAGGTTAACTTAAAGGAACCTTTTCGAAGAGACTCGGTAGTATTTTCATCGAAAATAGCTTTAACATCATATCTATTACCTACTCCCAATTCAAACTCTACTTTCACAAAGTCTGTGAGAATCTCTACTTCAGGCTTTACTGGATGCAATATAGTATCGTTACCATTAACTACATCCCAGTAACCAGATGTAACCCTGGCAGTATCAGAGCCACCACTTGCAGGTATAGTCCCACCAGCAAAACCACTATGCCAATACAATACATCCCTAGTAGTGATAGTTGCAGCAGCCTGTTTAACTGGTAATTCTATTGACTTACCTTGGTAAGTTACTAGTAAGGTATCAGAACGAGATGATTCGGAAGTATTCTCCGAAAGATCTATTTCAACCCTATATGTATTCCTAGCAGTATCGAAAGTTATACTAGGCTTACTTGACCAGGATGGTTCTCCAGTTACTGTAGGTATTTCTGGATGAAGAGTAGTATCTTCCACACCATTTATTACCTCATAATATCCACTCCTTACCTTAGCATAAACTGTCCCACCAGTTGCTGGTGCTTCACCAAAATGCTGAGTAGCTTCTAAAACATATCTTCTAGAGATGGTAGTTGCTTCTTGTTCAACTACAACTACAATGGTGGGTTTAGGAGAGCCACTTTGTGTAAATTGAACATAACCAGATCTAGCATTGGTTGATGGATTTTGGTTTGGCATTACCTTACAAACACCCGTAGTAAGACTAGTGACTATCCAATTTGGTTTGTCTACAGTAACTTCTACAATTTCTTTAGAACCATCTACTAAAGAACCATTAATATACTTTTCTCTATAGCTGGTAATAGTTAATTCTTGGGTACCACCTACGGCATCAAATTTTAAAGTCATGGGAGTAACCTTAAATGTATATTCCCACTCTACTAGGTATGCACTTTGAGTTACCTCAATATACTCAGAATAATTTCCCATCTCTGCTTTTATATCCACTGACCTTTCTGTAGAACCGGGGTTAGGATCGATCGTTAATATATTACCATCTAAACTAGCCCAAGAAATATTAGCAGTGGATATAGTTAAGGTAGGAGTTCCAGACTCACTAGATACCTCTTGAGCTCCTGAATGGTAGTATTTAGTCACTGACCTTTCTGCCGAAGCACTAATAGTAACTTCACCACCTTTCTCATCTATTGTACTAGGATTAGCAGACACAGAAACTATCCAAGGACCAGGACTTGAACCTGAAACCTTGTTTTCAGCTTGGTATACATCGAAATCTAAGTAATTAGTTATACCGTTTAAAGTAATTGTTAATCTACGACTTCCAACCTTAGTTCTCTCTTTTATAGTAGTACCTAAACTAGGTACAGTAATGGCTTCTGACCAAGAAACAGCTGCACCAGAAGTAATA